CAGTTTGTTGCTGAAAGGTTAATGAAGACTACTCTTCGTCCTGGAACAGCAGATAATGACATAAACGCAATGAGCAACATGGGAATGTTACCTCAAGGGTATGTTATTAACCACTTCTTAACTGATACAGATGCGTTTTTCATTAAAACTGATGCCCCTACTGGCTTCAAACATTTTGAAAGAGCTTCTATTGCTACAAGTATGGAAGGTGACTTTGATACAGGCAACGTAAGATATAAGGCTCGTGAGCGTTATAGCTTTGGTGTTTCAGACCCAAGATGTGTGTTTGGATCTCCGGGAGTTTAATTAAAAACTAATACTCTTTAAAAGGTGACACTTGCGTGTCACCTTTTTTTGTGTATACTGAAATAACCTAACAGTCATACTATGTGACTGACATTTGCCAAGATAGGAGATTTTATATGGCTAATACAACTTTTAAGGGTAATGTCCGATCTGAAAACGGAGTTACTGTATTTAATACTGCCACTGATACAGGCATAGAAACAAACAAAGCTACAATAGATTCAAGTGGAAACACCTCATTTAGTGGTACTCTTGGTGTTACCGGAGCAGCTACTTTATCAAGCACTTTAGGAGTAGCTGGTGCTTTAACAAGATTAACACCAGAAAACATTATAGATTGGGATTACATTTCATGCCCAACTCCTATTGTTGGAACGCTCACAGGAGCAGGTGGTGCTGATGGAGTTATGGCTGACGGTGAATTATTCAGTATGCTTTTTCCTGGAAAAAACGGTCAAGTAACACAAGTTCAAGGAAGCATGATTGCGGCACACACAGTTGCTGCAAGTGGTTTCATGGTAGAAGGCACTATTCCAGCCGTTGATACAAATGGTACAGCAGCAGGTTTAAACCTACAAGGTGATGCTGCAACAGCAGACAACACAGGTATGGAACTTATCTTTGGTGGAACACAGCATGGTGGTGGTGCTTCATGTACTATTGGAACACATGGAATGGTTTTTGATGCAACATTTAACAGTGTTGACTTTACTGACCAAGATTGTGTTGCAATCGGATTTAGAAAAGCAGAAGAGTTTCAAACAGGACACCAAGCTATCATAGCAGCAGCATCAGGTGATGCTGTTTATACAGACTATGTAGCTTTTGGCGTATTGTCACCAGATGATGTTCAAATATCAACTAGACTTAATGACGGTACAACAGCACATGTGGACTCAACTCAAGCAACAGCCGCAAGTGGTAATCATAGATTCCAAGTTACTGTAACTTCTGCTGGTGTTGTAACATTCGCTCATATTGGTGCGGCTGTTATGAGTGCAGGTACGTTAGCTGCACCAAGCACAACAAAAGCATTTACTTTTGATGACGGTGATGTGGTAGTTCCTTATTTAAGTATTTTAAGTACAAATGCAGATTCTGCAATACACTTAAAAGCTATTAAGATAACTCGTACACCTGGAATTAGTTACACAGACTAATACCTAACTATATAGTGGGGGTTAATTACCCCCACACTTTTATAAGGAGAATAATATGGGAATGTCAGGTGGTAAGTCAGACGTAAAACCAGCTTTTATAAGTGATGAAGTTGCTGCAGATGATAACTTTATTGTTACAGCAGCAAGACCAGATACAACAGCAACATTAGCGAATACAGCTTTTGCTTCTGGGGGTGCTAGAATTTTATCAGTAAAAACTTCTGGTACTGGCGATAATGCTAAAACAAACACTATTGTTGGAACGGATGTTTTTGATAATGCTTTAACAGAAGTAATTGTTTCTACTGGTTCTGCTGAAGCTGTTGATGGTACTAAATTTTTTAAAACAGTTACTTCAATTACAAGTTCTGCTAAATTCGCAGCTAATATAGAAATAGGTTCTATTGCTTCTGCTGCACAAGCCGTTGGTGGTGGCATTAGAGTTCGTCTAAAAGGATTCTCAATTGTATCTGGTGGCACTACTGGAACTGTTGAATTTATTGATGGAACTCCAGAATCAGGAACAGTATTGTTTAAAGCAAGAACAATAGGAACTGATAATACAACGCTTGATAGAACTATACCTCAAAATGGTGTTTTATTTGAGAGTGGTTTAAGTATTAGATACACTGTTGGCACAGTAGATATGATGACGTTCTTCTTCGCATAGAGGTAGAGATGGCTGAGAAAAAGAAAAAAGGCACTATGAAAGGTCACACCATAGGTGGTGGACAGAAAAGACCTACGAAGTCTGGTGCTGGCATGACTGCAAAGGGTGTCGCTAAATATCGTAAAGACAATCCTGGCAGTAAATTAAAAACAGCAGTAACTGGTAAAGTTAAGGCTGGTAGCAAGGCATCAAAAAGACGTAAGTCTTATTGTGCAAGAAGTGCAGGACAAATGAAGAAGTTCCCTAAAGCCGCTAAAGATCCAAATAGCCGTTTACGACAAGCTAGAAAAAGGTGGAAATGCTAATGACTGCAAAAGAAGTGTTAAAATTATTAGAAAAGCATGAAGAATCTTGTGACAAAAGATACTCTGATATTCAAGATCACCTAAAAAGACTAGACAACAGACTTTGGATGATAGTTACTTTAATTGTAGTAGCGTCTGGATTGGAGCAGTTAATATAATGGCTATGGGTAGATCTCAAATGAGTATGCAAATATCTAAGCCTCCTTCAAAGAAAAAGAAGATAAAGAAGATAAAGACAATAGTAAAGGTAAAAAAGAATGCCAAAAGACGCTTGTTACAGAAAAGTTAAAGCAAGATACAGAGTTTTCCCTTCTGCGTATGCTAGTGGAGCTATTGCAAAATGTAGAAAAGTTGGAGCTGCTAACTATGGAAATGCAAAAAAGAAAGCTGAAGGTGGTGTTGTTGAGATGAAAAAAGGAGGTTCTGTTGCAAGAGGCAAAAGAAAAAGAACATCTAAAAATCCAAAGATAGCCAGAGGATGTGGCATAGTTATGGAAAACAGACGCAAAGTTACAAAGTATAGATAATGGCAGTTCGTAAAACACAAAAAGGTCTGGCTTTAAAAAGATGGTTTAAGGAAGGCTGGAAAGATGTTAAAACTGGTAAAGCGTGTGGTCGTCAAAAAGGTGAGAAAAGAGGCACTCCTTATTGTCGCCCAAGCAAAAGAGTTTCTTCAAAAACTCCAAAAACTAGTTCAGAGATGACATCAGCAGAAAAAAGAAGTAGAATAAGTCAGAAGAATAAAATAGGACAACCCGCAGGTAAACCAAGAAGAGTTAAATCTCTTAGGAGAAAAAAGAAATGACAACTTCTAGCTCAACAAACTTTGAACTTGACGTAGCTGATTATATTGAAGAAGCCTTTGAGAGATGTGGGTTAGAAGTTCGTACTGGATATGATCTTCAAACGGCTAGAAGGTCTTTAAACATTATGTTAGCAGAATGGGCTAACAGAGGTTTAAACCAATGGACTATTTCACAAAGAACTCAAGCTCTAACTGCAAATGATGCAGAGTATTCTTTAGGTACAGATGTAATTGATATACTTTCTGCTGTTGTCCACAGAGGTACTACAGATTTTAGTATGTCAAGAATAAGTAGAGATGCTTATTTGTCTACTCCAAGTAAGACCACGACTGGAAGACCAACTCAGTTTTTCCTTGATAGGCAAATTACACCAAATTTAAAAATATGGCCAACACCAGAAAATAGCACAGATACGATTGTATATGATGCTTTAACAAGAATACAAGATGCAGATTCTGCTGTAAACACAATGGAAATACCATTTAGATTTTATCCTTGCCTAACTGCTGGTCTTGCCTACTATATAGCTATGAAAAAAGCTCCTGATAGAATACAATTATTAAAAAGCGTTTATGAAGAAGAATTTGAAAGAGCTATAGGAGAAGATAGAGACAGATCTTCTTTTACTGTAACACCTCAATTAAGTTTTTATAAGGTAGGATAATGGGAGCTTTTGCGTCTGGTAAGTACGCTTATGGATTGTCAGATAGATCTGGGTTTAGATACAGATTAAAAGATATGCGTAAGGAATGGACAGGATTATTAGTAGGCAAAGATGAGTATGAGGAGAAGCATCCTCAATTAACTCCTCCAAAAGTTTCAACTGATCCAGAGGCTATAAGAAATGCTAGACCAGACAATGATGATGATTTTACTGTTTTTACTATTTATACAAACACAGGTTTAGGTATAATAGGTTCTAAATTAAACACTTTTGAAGCCACATCTTCTTTAGGCAGCGTAACGGTGAGTATAACATAATGGCATGGACATTAACTACATTAACTCAATCTATTAAAGATTGGACAGATAATTCCGAAGCAACATTTGTTGCAGAAATACCTTTTTTTATAACGAATGCAGAAGAACGAATATTTAAATCTATAGATTTAGAGTATTTTCGTAAAAATGCTTCTGGATTATTCACTAGTGGTAATAAGTTTTTGTCTATGCCTAGCGATTATCTTTCTTCTTTTTCTTTAGCTTTTGTAGACTCTAGTGGCAATACTAATTTTCTTTTGCAAAAAGACGTAAGTTTTTTACAGCAATACACACCTGGTGGAAATTCAACAACAGGAAATCCAAAGTATTATGCACCTTTTGACTTTGAAACTTTTATTGTTGCACCGACTCCTGATGCTAATTATACAGCAGAACTG